TATGGACTTACAGTAAATGTATCTGTAGGATTGGAAATAGGACCATACTTATGATTTGATTTTGCAACTCTAAAAGTTATAAATGGAGTAGAGTCATTAATTTCAGTTTCAGTTCCAGTTGACATTCTACCAGTTATAATCTCACCAACATTAAATTTACCAGTGATCATTTCAATTTCAATTAATTTTGGTAAAACAAATCTATTTACATCTACACCATCAAAAAATGTGTATAGTCTAGTAAAAGGTCTAAATGATTTTCCAGTAAATTCAACATTCCTAGATCTCATGAATGGAATGACAGAAGTGCTAACAACTCTATCTCCTTCATTAACAACATCAACTTGTTCAGCTAATCTCAATTGAGAACCAGATCTAGTTTCAGTTCCAGTTCTAGTTACTGTTGTTGTTTGAATATTTCGGAAAGTATTTGTTGTTGTTATAGTTCTTCCTATTTGATTAGAAGTAGATCCAGCAAATACTGCAGAATTTTGTACTGATGTAGTACTACCTGTCCAAGTAGCTTCCCAAGCATCCCATGTTACTGGAGTTAAACCTGTTTGTGGATCGAAACCAGAATGTATTAATTCTTCTCTAGACTCTGTATACAGGTCTAATTCTAATCTTTGTGGTTCTAATCTTACTTGGTCTATCCAAATATCAGAAGATGGGAATAATTCAATAGTTCCTTTATAAGATATTACTAAGTAAGGAACTACGTTTTCAACTCTTGTCGCAAAGGGTTGTTTTATTTCAACTACTTCATCATAATCCAGTGTAATTAATTGTCCAGTTCTTCTTACATTATTTCCAACGAGATCATTTACAAATTTTGTGTCTGCAATTGGGGATGCGGTAGTACCAATACCAATAAGTGATTTAGAACCTATTTGTAAATCAATTTCTGTTGTGAATGGTGAAGGTCTCAATTCTAGATTTGCTGGGTCAATACTATTTTTTACTGGACCTACTTTTACTTGAGAATTTCTAGTTGAAAAATTATCTACAAAAATTCCAGATTTAAATCTAGATAATCCATTTTCATCAGGTACAAATAAATTTTCTGTATTTGTTTCTAATAATGATAATGCGGTGTAATATTCTAAGTTTTTGATTCTATCTTCAAGTTGGGCAACATCTTGCATTCTATAACGCTTATGCTGTTTTAATGATATATCTAAAGAATTAGCGTTACAAATATATGGTGGAAGATTTATTGTTGCAACTTCCAATGAATCGTCAATTGGAATTGGTGGTAATGGATTCTCTGAAGGAATACCATTGATTAATTGGAATCTTCTATTCTTATTCAAATAAATTTTATCTATTCTTGGTAAATAGAATGAATAAGTTAAAGTTATAGATTCATCAGATGCAATTATATTTTTTGATGAATTATTCTCTTCTGAAAAAGTTCTGCCAAAGAATTCGAATGGTGAAACACTAGATTCTGGATTAAATGGTAATACCCTTGGTCTAATATCTAAAATATCAGTAAGTCTAGTACTATCATTAATTAAAGGTAAGTCGCAGTAATTTATTTGATCATATGAAGATGCTGTTGTTAAATCACCACTATCTGAAGATGAATATTGGGATGCTTCAAATATAATTCTTAATTTTCTTTTTGGTTCTTTATTATTAGTAATTCTAATCAATTTTGAATAGTCGCAAATAGTCTCTTTTTGTCCACTGTCTAAAAGATATCTATTTGTAATATTTGAATCACCTTCAACAAATCCATTAACAACACCTCTAATACTTGTTTCTTTAAACTCTATGGTTTCATTTAACTTTAATCTTAATTCATTTAAGTATATAAATTCTAAATTCAAACTGTCTACTTTGTTTACAAATATACCAACAGCACCACTTTCTCTACCGATAAACTCTTCACCTATTATTAAATCGTCAACTCTTCCAGTAGGTCCATTTAAATTGAACAATGATATTCTTGGTAATTTTGGATCTGTGGTGTCTGAAGATTCAAAAATTCCATATACCTTAGTTACGTCTGGAACTAACAAGCACAATTCTTTATCTTGAACTCTTAATCCATATCCATAATTTCCATAAGATAATCCATCATTTAGTGTTGTAGAACCAATTCCTGATTGGGCAAGATTTGATTTATTAACAATTATTGAATTTACTCTACTTATATTTTTTACTTTATTTTTTATATTGATTTTTTCTAGAGTTGCAATTAATCTTGCTGATCCAACACTGTTTACACCAAAGATTCTTATTTCTCTGTTTCCATTAGTATATCTAAATTTATCTGGAGTTAATGGCTCAATATACCCAGAAGAATTTACTAAAACATATCTTTCTTCATCAAAAGGTAAGAAAAATTCATCTTCATCGGCTTGAATAGTATTAGTTGTATTTGCAGTAATAGTTACATCAAATTCTTTTCTAATTGTCAAATTAGAATTTGTTAAATTAACATTAGATATCCATTTTTTAGGTAATGGTGTATATAAAGTATTATCTGATGATGATTGGAATTTAGATTTTAAAATAGAAAAATCTACAGGGGTAATTTGAGATGTTGGTAATCCACCATCACATATGTTAGATACTGTTGTTATTCCAGAAATTATAATGTTAAAATCATCAGTTACGCTTACAATTTTTGCAAACGTTTTTAATTGTGCATTATTAATTGCTGGATTTGTAAATGATACTAAATCACCAGGCTTTACTGCATTTAAAAATACTAAATCATTTGAAGTTACTGTACAAATTCCTGGTGCTGCACCAGATTTTGGAGATATTCTAACTTGACCATATGATAATTTTAATTGTGGTTTGACATCCGCGTTAAATGTAATGCCAGATCCAACTAAAGAGTATAATGATTTTACATCATCAATACTATAAGCAGTAATTGCTGTAGATACTCGGTTTCCTTCGATTCCATTAAATATTAATTTTTCACCATAAATGAATTTTCCTTGACCATTATATGCGGTTATAATTCCAGAAGTGGTATTATATCTTAAGTATGCAGTTGCACCGCTAGATTTTCCTTCAATAAAAGTTGGTGCAGTTAATGTTAAAGGTTCATTTAATGTAATTTCAGTATAAGTCTGAATATCATACAGTGCAATATCCCACTCATTTAGATTTTGGTCAAAAGAAGAATAAGAACCAGATTCTAAGGCATAATCATATACTCTAGCAACACCAATTTCTTTTCCTGCAAATATTGAATGTGCTACACCTATTCTTTGGTCTCTTAAACTAATTGTATTATCGGTTGTAAATCCAATTGTTGGAGCACCAAAAACTCTGTTTAAAGTTAATGTTGGTCCAGTAATGAAATTTATTTTTTGATTCTCTAAAGTTTTTGTAGTTCTTGTTTTTTCAAAATCTAGAAAAGTAACTCCTCTTACGTTTACTTCATATCCCTTAATGAATGCTTTACCTGGAGATATTTTGTAAACACCCAAGCTAGAATTTGGTGTTAAATTACCATAAGTTAACTGATTAGAATTAAAAATTCCATTATTACCTTTACTATCATTTAAAGATTCTCTAGAAACTATTGAAAATGGTTTTACATAAAAATCACCAGATTGGTCATATGTTCTTCTTGCTAATTCATCTACAATTACATTATATTCTGGTGTTTCATTAATATGAGAAACTGTTCCATTTCTTACTATTAAAAATTCTATAAAATTTTCATTTTTTTCAGAATCTAAAGGTTTTTTAGTAAGAGATGCAGTTATTTTTAATCTATCAGCACCTGGTGCTGCATAATTATTAAATCCTTTAGCATTATCATTTAAAGATTGATCTTGAGAAGAAGTAATAACTTCCTCTAATATTTCAAATCCAACTCTATAGGATGGATTATTTGCGTGTGGCTCTAATATTAATACTTGCTCATCAACTTTAACAAAAGATCCTCTAAGAAAATAAATTCCCTCTGATAAAAATAGTGCAGAACCAGTACTAGTACAATCTGTAGGTGCAGTAATAGCAAATCCTTGTCCAGATTGGAAGTTTAAATTATTTAATACTAAATTTTCTTCTAATAATAATGTTTCCCCATTAGCAAATGCTTGTCTTTCATCAGTTCCAGAACTGAGATAATTTATATAAATTGTATGATATCCTCTTTCCGAAAATTCTGGACCTATTATTAGAACTACCTTTGCACTTACATTAGAATTTTCTCCCCTTATTACCTTACCTAGCAACTCACTAGCATAACTTGCAAAGGGGATTCCGAGATATTCTGATTCTACTTCTACTGCAAAAAGACTATTATTGTAATTAATTTGACCAGGTATAACTACAGAACCCTCTTTAAATAAATGGTTTCCTAACTGCTCAATTTGATTTTGTAGTACGGACTGTAAAGAGGTTAACTCTCTTGCTTGTACTGGTAATCCTGGTTTAAAAAGAACCTGATAATATTGTTTTTCTGGATCAAAATCGTCAAAATATGGGGATACATTTAAATTAGTTTCTTTTGGCATGGTTTGTTAGAATTGCAACACTACTTTAATATCTTCTCTTTGGTTTATAGATCTTGTTATCGAAGGTCTATTATCGACATAAAGAATATTTCCAGAATATTTTTGAACTTCTGGATTTGATACCCCACTAATAAAAGTTTGTCCTAGGTAATATGTTTTATTATTTATGACAGTACTTATACCAGGATTGTTTTCTGAACCAAATCCAGAATCAATATATAAATCTTTATTACCACCAACAATTCTTAATGTGCCAGAACCAGTAATTTCTGAAGTAAAACGATTTATATTATATCCATATTTTGGAGATTGATTCTGTGTTCCATCTGTATTAAAACCGACCATTGTGCGGTCTTGCCAATATCTCAAAACTCCTGTTGTTTGATCATATGAAATTACTTTTCCAACTGCTGTTACACCAGTACCAACTGTCTGAGTTATAATTGCATTTGGTTGAAAAGTAGTTATCTTATAATCATCAGTATTTGGACTTAATCCTTTTAACATTAAGGCATAAACACCACTAGCTCTATCATCAGTCAAAATAGTATTTGATTCAAATGAGTTTGGATTTTCTACAATACCAATTCTAGCAATTTTTGTCCCAGTAACAAAATCTGGATTTTGATCATTATTTTCTATTCTAGAATAAATTAGAACATTTGTAGAACCAAGTTCTCTGTAAATGTCATATCCGTGTCCATTACTTGGAGGAATAATAACATCAAAAGTTGGTGTGGTGTTACCTAAAGGTACATTTCCACCAATTAAATCTACTGAACCGTATGTATATCCTGTTCCACCATTAGTAATGGTAATTGATTCTACTTTAGAATCATTATTTACAACTATTGTTGCCTCAGCACCAAATCCATCACCCTTTATAGGTACTCTAGAGTAAGTTGTATTTGGTGGACCAACTAAAAATCCTCTATTAGTAATAGTAGAAATTTTTATTTGTCCGCTACTTAAAGCATTATTTCTAACTGAAGCATAATCGGTGTTTGTTTCCCAATCAACTGGTAATGGAATAAAATTAATAGAATCAAATTTTATTACATCACTTGGACTAATAGTAAACAAATACTTCCAAATATAACCATCACCACTAATACCAGCAGATCTTGGTTCTAAATCTGTAAATTTAGGTTCATCTAATGATGGTCTTCCGTTTGGGTTTTCTGGATCTACCCCGTTATTTAAACAAATATAAACTCTGTATTCGCTATTAACTACATAAAAGTTTGAAGAATATAAACTAGTTTTATTGGATGGTCTGGATAGATTAGTTCGTGTTACATCATGACGATACATATCATAAATTGTAGCAGAAACCCATGGAATTCTTCTAACAACTGGCCTTACATCATCTACTCCAATTTTTTTTAATGCTATAATACTATCCCAATAATCATTTTGTTCATTAAAACTATCTTTTGGTGGGGGTGGATAAGAATCCCATGTAGAACTTATTTCCGACGCATTAGGAAGACCAATAAAAGTGTAATATGAATTATCACTAGATCTAATTTCATTTATAAATGACCTAGCATTTTTAATTCTCAATTGATCAGTTATAATTGCAGACATTGCCTATTAGCTTATTTTGTTCTATTTATTAAACAATATATCCAAGATATTTTAATGGGAATGCCCTTCTTACTATTGGATTTGATGATATGCCAACAAATTGATTTGTTTCAATGTTAAATTCAACTGGTCTTGTTCTAATTGGAGTATCTATTCTACCCCAACTATAATTGCCATAGAATGCTGTAGATGCTATTCCAGTCAAACCATTATAGTTAGCAATTTTTGTCACAACTCTAACAACACTTGTTGTTATACCATCAGAAGGAATATATCTATTAATTAGAGAAGTTGATATAACTTCATATACATTATCTAAACATGTAGAACCAATTCCCAATACACCATTGGAAGATGTTAAAGATACTGAAGAATTACCTAGAGATGAATCTGTAACTACAAAATACTGACCTGTTTGAATTCCTGATGTAAAGATAGAATAATCTCTTCTTAAAATGGAATTTAATGGAATATAAAAATCAAATACTACTCCTGTAGAAATTCCAACATTAGTAGTTCCAACACCAACTATATTTCCATAATCACCAGAATAAGTGACTGAGAATATAGATTCAATTTTTCTAGCTGGAGGGGATACTAAAACGACTGGGGGTTTAATGGCAGATACTGTAAATTCCATTGGTCTAGTCAAAGCATATTTTCTTTGTGTTGATGCTAGTCCAACATTATCAAAAGTGTCTATGAATAATTGATCACCAAGTTGATAATTATAACCACCATCAATTATTTCTAATGTTGTAATGTTATAAGTAAATGGATTTAAAGTAATAGTAGCAGTAGCATTAACACCAATTCCAGTTTTTGATTTTAATTTAGCTTTGATAAACCTATTTGTAGATGGATCAATTCTTGGGAACCCTAAACCTTGAGCAGAAATTGATAATGCTTCAACTGGACCATAAACATATCCAGTTCCACCAAAACTAACTTGAATAGATGTAACTATACCAGAAGAAATTGATGCTATTCCTGTGGCAGTAGAAGATACTGACGTTGCATATCCTGGAGACTGTATAGTAACCATTGGTGCAACGGTATATCCAAATCCTGGATTTGTTACTGATATTGAAGATACTGTTCCTCCTACAGAAATTATTGCTTCTGCGGTAGCAGTAACTAAATCTTCTTGTGATACTAATTCTATTGTAGTTTTTTCATCAATAGATATTCCTTCTAAAGGATAATCAAAAAATGGTCTTAGTGAAGATACAAAAATAGCAGTAGAACCTAATCCAACATTATGTAAAATATTTGTAGATGGTGTTATTGCTGGTTCATAATAAATTCTATCTTTAGCCACTTCATTTTCATCAATAATTTTATCTACTGTCTGTTTACACCAACTAATTGGTCTTTCAAATAATTCATCTGCAACAACACCTTGACCAGCATAGTTGTTGGTAATAATTGTATCTGCAGCACTAATATCAATTACCAATCTATCTTCTTGATTTAAGGTTTCATCTGTATCATTATAAAGTTGAACTTCATCTCCAATTTTTACAGTTGGTAAAACATCAACTTGTTTAACGTCAATGGTTTGTGTTCCAGTATAAATTAATAGTTTACATCTATCACCTTTCGTAGAAATACCAGCGATACCTCCTTTTGGTGCTTCACTAAATCTTAAAACGCTACCACCAGTGAAGGTATATCCTTCTCCAGGAGTTTGTAAAATATCATTAACAAATACTAAAAGGTTAGATTGTAAATCAATTCCAGAATTCTGTCTTGCAAAGAAAGAAATTCTTTCTCCATTAATACTTAATGGGAACAGTCTTCTTCTTCCATTAAAGAATTGTTCAATATTATCTAATACTAAGAAATCACCAACATTCCATCCAGAGAACTTAGATCTATATGTGGAATCCACAAAAACTTTAAATTCATTAAATGGTAGTCCAGAAGATGTTGGTATTCCAGATAGACCACCTACAGGAACTGTTAGAATGTCTCCCTGTCCATAAGCATAGCCATAATTTTTAAATTCAAAATTAATTACACTGGAACCTTGACCAACTACAATATCAACAATCGCACCAGTTCCAATTCCATTTGGTGGAGAATCTGAAGAATAAATTAGTGGGATATTTGAATAACTTAATGGGTCATCGAAGATAACTTCTGGTGGATTTGATGACGTAAAACCACTACCTGGATTTGTAATTACTACAGGACCAACAACATTACCATTTAATACTGTTGCATATCCAACAAAAGTTATATTAGGAGTTCCAGAACTATATGTTTGAACTCCAATATTAACTATAGTTTGAATACCAACTCTATATCCAGAACCAGAATTTCCTATTGATATTGATTGTATAGTGCCAGCAATTGAAACTATTGCAGTTCCACCAGCAGAAACCAATGGTTGATATCCAAATCCATTTGAAGAACCAACTGAAACAATTACACCACCTTTTGGAACTCTATTAACATTAATGTCTTGAGTTAAACTATAATTTGCTATATTGCCAGTAAATCCTAAAGTAGATACGCCAGCAGATTCTTCGATTTTGTAATCACCAAGAATATTAGTCAATACGTTACCAAGTCTTTGAGGACCTTGGAATATATCATCAATAAGAATAACAGCGTTACCTGCCGTCAAACCATCTACATCTAAGCTATTTTGCTTTAATGTAAACTGTGTAGTAATACCATTAAATTGATCTGATATATCATCAAAGATATAGTTAGTTTCATACGCTCTTACAAAACTTGTAGTAAATGCTTGGTTAAGTGCCGATCTTATGAATACTCTTCCACTAAATCTACTACTAGTTGTCAATCCAGCATAATCTATTTCACCAGAAGATGTTGCTGTAGTTCCAAATCCAATTGGTAGATTACCCCACATTGGTTCAATAAAATTGATTGTATTATCAATAATATTGTAAGTTCCAGAAAGTTTAATTATTTGGTCATTAGTATTGTGAGAAGATTCTACAGTTCCCATCCATGATCTTAATACAGTAAATGTAGTAGATGCTGAACTAACAGCAGTAATCTTCATAATCTCTTCATTGATTTGAATTAAATCACCACCAAAGAATGAAGAAATACCAACAACACCAATAATAGTAGAACCTATTCCTACAGAGTTGCTAAGAGCAGAGGTTATTGCTGTTCCAACTATTGGAGTTTGTATAGTTCCATTGATTGTAATCAGTGCCTTTGTATTTTGAATTTTTGATTTAAAAATGTGAGTACTTCCAATTCCAACTGAAGTTAAATTGATAGATACTGGGTTAAATAAAAGTGCATTTTCTGGTGAAGAAGCAAAACGAATTCTTTGGTTATCTACCTTAATTACGTAAATTGATGGTGGTAATTTTGTAGTAACCCCTATTCCACTTATAAATGTGGGCACTATTTCTATCGCATTATTAAAATCATTATCTTGTGGAATATATTCAACTTCTTCACCTGATACGAAATAATGATTAATTAAGTTAACACTCGCATCTGCCAAGTCAACAATATTTGGATCACTTGCATTAAATTGTACTTTGAATATTGGATAGTTGTTACTATATAAGTCAAAACTTCTAGTATTATTATCAAATTGGTTACTAATATCATCAATTTTTAATACTCTATTGCCAATAAATTCTTGATATCTTTGTAGGAATGGTAGTCTGAATATAATTTCATTTGAAACTAATGTTTCATCTATTAATATACTTTTTTCTCTAGCAACATCAAAATCTTTTACGCAATTTAAATCAACAACCTCAACTAGGTCAGAAATTGCAATCAGTGCTCCGAAATCTTGAGATGTGCTTATTCCAACTTCATCCGCATTGAATGATTCTATAGATAATTCTCCAAATTTTTTAAATCCAGCAGTATGGTTTAAGTTACTTACTACAGGATTCCAAATTTCATAACTTACTGGACTCTTCAATGAATATGAAAAATACTGATAATAGTCATTATCATGAATTCTTTGTAATCCATCACTTAAATATCCAGTTTGTTTTTGCCATCCTTTTCTGGTAATGCTATTAGAACGGACATCAAAGATTCCTTCAGCACCTTCTACAGATGAAATTACACCTTTATTTCCAGAAGATGCACCAACAATTAAATCATTAACTTTAAATTGATACTTTGTTCTAATTTTTAAGTATTCATTTGCTTGATCATAATTTTGAACCACACCAATAGATCCAGAATCTGTTGTAACTATTTCTCCTACCCTGAAAGAATCTTTTTCTAATTTTATGTCAAAACTTGGGAAATATCTCTCTGGAGTAACTGTACCAAATGATTCAAAAGAATCATATATTCCAGGACTTTGGTTTGGTCCCAATAAACTTTGCAAACTATAAACAATAAAGGGATCTTCTTCTACACCAATATTTGAATTGGCATCTATTATTTCAAATAATACATAACCATAATTTGCAGAGTTATATCCTCTACCACCTTCTACCAAATCAATATTTGTATTTTCTACAATTACTTTTTCACCAATTATAAATGGGAATTGGTCTTCTGAAGTATAACTAATACCTAATCCAACGGTAACTTCTTTAGTAGTACTATTATAAGAAATATTACTAATTCTAGTACCATTTGGATTATTAATTGGAATTATGACAGGCTTAACGTTATACAAACCAGTTGTATTTCTTACAATAGTTACTTCAATGTCTCCAATTTGATATCTTAAATCTACTTCATCATTAACTCTTCCAGTAAATCCGTCTAAAACTAATAATTGCGGTGGAACAAAATAATTTACTCCAGGAGAAATTATTTTTATCTCTTTAAATTTGGAAAGAGGTTCAATTTTAAATACATTTGGAAACTTAGCATATGGTCTTAAAGTATAATCTACTGGATAGTCAAAACCAATATCAGTAATTTCAACTTCAGATGCTTTTCCTAAAGTTTTACTTGCTGGTAAGAAAATAGCATTAGTTCCAAGTCCACTACTAATATTTACAACTGTAGGTAATTTTCTATAACCTCTTCCTTTGGAACTGACATTAGTTGAATATACTGGGCCTATAGCAGAAGGAGAATTTGTGAAGTAAGTAGTAATACCTTCTGATACTGTATATCCAGATTTTTCTGGAGTATTTACTAAAGAATATCTAAATGTATTTGTTGTTACACCAGTAATAGTTGTTCTTTTACTGAACTCACTCTGAACAATGCTAAATTTATTATTATTTTTTACATTAAAGTCATCTTCAAAATATTCTAGTTTTGCAGCAGAAGCACCGTCATAATTAATTGGAGTTAATGTATAATATAAATTTTTTGGTACATTTTCATCTATTATCAATGTTAAGCGTCCACCATCAATGCCGATAGTTCCTGATTTGAATACATTAAATTGCTTTAAGTTACTTTGTGTGTTGAAGAATTTATTTTTAAATTGACTATCCGTATAAAGGTTAAAATCGAATGAGGGTACGCCATTAATGGATAAGGATTGATCTGACAAATCAAATATAACAGTGGAATTTGCTATCGCCTTTATTTCTGGATTAATAGGTGTCAACGTACCAAATGATGCAGAAGTAAGATCTACAAACTCAACTTCAGTTGATGATAATATTGAGGAGTAATAGTTATTTGATAATTTTATTAAATTCTCACTAATTGGAATTATGTAATATATTTGAGCATTATTCAGACCTCCAGTTGGAGTTTGTGAATTATGTATTACTTTGAAACCCAATTCAAATCCATGATTAAGTATAGATATAGTATTTTCATTAGTATCTACATTTAGTGCGGTAAATGATCTTGGATTTACCAACAATCTCCTATTTAAATCATCGTAACTAATATAAACTGTAGTTTGAATTCCAGAAATAACATTAATATCAATTATATCAGATACTCTTAATCCATGTTCTCTATCTGTAGTTACTACTGCATCCTTTCTATAAATGTCACCTGATATAATATTATCATAGTTTGTAACAAAACTATGGTCCAATCCAGTGCCATATCCAGAAAATGTTAGAATATTTCCTAATGCAGTAGTTCCAATTCCAACATAAGAACCAGTTGTACCTAATCCTACCTTTATAGTAGATATCCCAATAAAAGTATCAGAATATCTAACTGCAAATAGTTCACTATTATTTGCTAATGGGAATGTCGTTGTAGCAAATGAAACTTGGATTGAATTATTTCCATTATTTTTATAGATTAAAGTATCTCCAGTATTGAGATTATGACCTGGTAAATAAATTGAATTTTGTGGAATAATTACTTCTTTAATACCAAATCCAGGATTTGAGAAATAAGTAGTTCCAACTTCATTATCTGCTCTTAATACAATAGAAGATTCAGTTTTTATATACGGAGTTAATACATTCCCAGATTCTATTTGTGCCCCCCAAATGTAAAATGTAGACTCTGGTATTGTATATCCTTGTGGACCCCAACCACCAACAAAAAAGTCGTGAGGTCCAGCATTTGTGGTGCCAGATACTGAATATCTTTTCCAAGAACTAGTTAATACTAATTGCTGTGCAATAAAATTAGATCCATCTTCAACTATTAAATAAACAATTTCCCCACCAAATTGACCTTTCAAAAATACTGATATTGTGTAATCATCAGATGATAATGTTACAGGTCCATTTAGTATTCCAGAAATTTCTGTTGATGTTACTACACCTACTTGAACTTTTGCTGCAGATATTGTATTATTTGGAGCTGGATGATTGTAATAAGTTACAGTAACGGTAGATCCAGATCCAACAACATATGAAGACCAATTGGAGAAATCTACTGGATTAGAGTATGGTAGTACATTCTCACTTGGTATAGAAATAGCTTCTGCTGGATAAAAATAGAGTTCTTTATTTAATTTATAATTTGATATATCAGTAAGACCAATATTAACAAAAAACTTTCTTGGATATTCTTGGATAGTAATTCCTTGAGAATGTGCCACTCCAAGTGTGGAATCATATTCTCTTCTTACTTTTATTCTGGAGCTAGGTGTATCAACCTCTAAAACCTTAACCTTTTCTGTTCCAATTCCCAATACATCATTTACACTAAGATCTGGTATAGTCAATGTACCAATAACATTAATGTAAGTAACAATACCTGTTATTGAGGAATCTGGAATGTTTTGGGTTAGTGTTAATTGATTTGTTGTTATTCCAACTTTATAAATTCCATCAAACTGTGTATTTAAATTTGAAAGATTTTGAATTCTAATCAAATCTGATACTGATAAATTATGTGGTTCTGTAGCAAATCCAATAAATGTACCGTTATTATTATATGGAACAATTTCAACATTATCAATTACTGAAGAATTATATACAATATTTTGTACAGATCTTCCAGATATTTCTTTAATAGATGCATATGCTCCAGAACCACTAGAACCTTCATTGTTAAAGAAAATATTATCATTAATTGAGTAATTATCACCAAAATTAACGACCTTTAATTCATCAACAAATCCAGGAACCGTGGATGTGATTATTGGATAGTTTTGTATGAATTTATCTGGTTGTACAAATCCATCATAATAACTGTTGTTTAAAAATACTGAATATGGTGTAGTATTTCTCAACCATTTTGTTTGATTTATATCAATAAAGTCTTGATTTGATAATAAATCAAAATTAAATCTTATAGGATTTGATTTATAGTAATTTCCAATAAAATATGGGAAAACTGGTCTTAAAAATCCATTAAAGATTCCAGAAGAATCTTTTTGAGCATTAATAGTTGAAAAATATGCATAAACCCCGTTTGGAAATTCTGGTGTTTTACAATATCTTCCATTATAAATGTCTAAATCACCCTCACCCGAGAATTCATAATCTTCAACAAATAATCCAATTGGATATGATGATGGTCTGTCTGGTTTTGGTCTAAGTGAATAACCAGAAGTCATTCTTTTTACTAAACCACCTTCTCTATCACCGTAACCATAAGGTCCGTAAATTGGATTGCCATCGTAAGCCCATCCAATAATTGGAGAATGATATTTTAAAGTTAAATCATCATTTAATATATCATTTCTATAAATTACTGTTCCATCTTCACCTAAAGATGTAGATAAACTCTTTCTTCTTAACTCTCTTGGAATATATGGGTGGCAATATTGTAAACCATATCTTTCATTTTTTCCTAACGACAAAACACCATCATCAAATCTTATTTGATTGGTATCTATTAATCTTTCGACAAGATTAATTCTCCAGTTTTTTATTTGAGCTTCAAACTTTGCACCAGAACCAGGAGATACAACTCTAACAAAAGTGTTATTTTTATTATATCCAAATCCAGTATTAATTATTTTTACCTCTACGATTTTTCCATCTTTAATAACTGGAGTTAATATGCAACCAACACCATCACCGTCTATTATTAATTCTGGTGGACTATTATAATAGAAACCTCTATTATTAATAATTGCATCAATGACTTGTCCAGTATTGGAAACAATAGGAGTAATTAATGCAGAGTCACCATTTAATAATGTAACCAATGGTTGTCTATTATAGTTTATAATTTCTTCATCACCATAATGCTTACCTTTATTACTTAATGATATTGAATCAATATTTCCTCTAAAAATAGCCTGCACTTTGGCATCAAAATCCTGCCCAGAGAATGTCGTTATGCCAACAGGCGATTCTATACTAATTGTTATTGGTTTATATATCAACTTGTGGATTCCAGTACCTTTAGTACCTAAAGATATGAATCTATTTTTATTAAAGTAGAAATCTTCCGAAATAGAAGTTCCAATTCCAACTAAGGATAATTTTATATGATCATTATCTATAACTTTTACATAATAATCTGTAGTAGATGATAATCCAGAAATTAAACTTTGGGTAGAGTTGTAATTTACTATTTCTTTATCTTTATATCTGTGATTTTTTATTGTTATGGTATCTGAGTAAATATTTACATCAGATGGATTGAAAAATAGTGTTTTATTTTGATAATTCTCACCCGAAGAAATAACATCTATAGATGATATTTTTTTTCTTTTTTCAAATGAATCTATAGTGTGTAATCCGTCGCCATAAGAAGTAAATGATATAGTGTTTATACCACTAATAGAATCTTTTAAAGATGAGTATAAATTGATAGTGAATCTATCAATTACTCCAACGTAGTAAATTGAATCATTTGTTAATCCACCAATTGAGGTTTGAATTCCACACTTATATACTACCTGTTCAGTATCAAAAAATCTATGATCTGTAGTAAATCCTATTGTGCTATTTGATAAGTTTACTTGATCGTATTGATCTCCAGCATTAAATTTTACCGAATTTGTAATTGAAATTAGGTTTGCCTTTGCAGAAGCACCAAAACCATTTCCGCCTATTATTGTTATTTTTGGTTCACTTATATATCCATATCCACCATCAATGATATTAATCCTTTTAAGTGAACCTACAACATTACATACACCAGTAGCACCAGATCCAACAGCATCACTTATGTGTAAAATAGGTGGACTTATAACATCATAGTTTGAATCTCCAGAAGAAGTTACTTTTAAATCTTCTATTTCACCATAATAAACAAAATCATTAGATTTATAATTTAAAATTTCAACACCATTTTTTAAAATACCAGTTTGTCCAGATTCAGTTTCATATGAAATCCCTTCATCAACAGGATCTGATATTTTTCTTACTAATTTTTGAGATTTTGGACTTAAATTATAGAATCTGGATAACTGAATTTTATTATCACTTATAGTACCAAATAGAGAAATGAAGATATCATTATATAAATTAGATTTACTAGATGCTAATTTAATAGTACTTTCATTAACTTTTTTCACATAATATATTCCATCTTCAATGTTTAATTTATTTGTAGGACTTTGGGACTTATAAAAAATGGAATCTCCAGTATAAAATGGATGATCTCCTAAAACTAAATCTTCACCATTAAATTCTCCACTAAAAACTATTGAATAGTCTTTTAAGGATAATGGAACATTATAATAGTTTGGTAAAGATGCTGAAGTTACATAAACATCATTTTTATCAATATAAACATTTTGAACATCAGATGACAATACATTTAATTCTGGATAATTTATGCAGTTTACTTTTGATATATCTTTGGTAATTGTATATTTTAAAGATTTATCAACATCTACAGTTAAATTAATATCAATTGTATTTTTATCGCTAACTGAAATTACAAAAGCATCTAAAATTAATCCAGTATTGGATTTAATGATTGCTGGATCACCAACGGTAAAAATATTTTCATCTTTTGTTACTAATCTAAATCTAGCAGCACCGTTTATTTTATTGGTTAATTGTGTGATACTAACTACATCATATGTTGGAGTAATATTAAATATCCATTCATTATGTTTTGGTTTATTACCCAATCTACCTAAGGAAACTAATTGAATCTCATCATTTTCTCTATAATAATAAGTTTCTTCTGGATTATAATCTAAAGAAGAAATTACTCCAGTGACTTTAACTCTAACTTCATTTCCAAATCTATCAATAGCATATGCATAGTCTAAAGTTTCTGTTCTAGTTCCTCTAGGGATAAATGGAACATCAGCACAACCTAAAAATTGGGTTGAAGATTTATCCGAGTAAGATATTAAATATTCTAATCCATCAACTTTTACTGACAAGACACCAGAAGTTGGGAATCCCAATGTTGAATCAACATCAAGATAAGTTTGATTTTGTGTTACATCCGATACTATCGCAGTCTTTGGGTGGATTGTAAATTCAAATTCTTCGATATCTGGGTTGTAATCTAAACTAAGCTGATAATATTCTTTCGAATTTCTATATATTTTTTCTATCTTAGTTATAGTTCCAGATGCTTTAGTTATTGATTCTGTCTGATCTTGAAACAGAGTAAGATTCAATAAGTTTTCTGGATTTCCAAGATATTGCTCTACAACGAGATCTCTAGTAATTCTATAGTCCGCATCTGATGGTTGAATAATAAAATCTTTTGGTTTAACTACTTTAACTATTTGACCATAGAGTGCTTTAAATAATATTTCAAAAGAGGTTATGGCACCTTTTGACGAATAGAAATCTTTTACTTTAGAAATGAACAGCTTTTCATTTACATCTGGGAAGAAATCAATATTGTCAAATCCTGGAACATATTGAGATTTAAATTTTTTAAATAATTCGCGTAAAAAGAAATTTGATAAGTTATATACTGTTGAACCAGAAAAATGTGAATCTGAATTGCTAGTAGAAAAAATTAAAGTATCTTTGTCAACGTCTCTATATGAGGTAATACCACTAAATCCTCTAGAGCAATTTACAAAAGAAGTATTAGTTTTAGACTCATATGATATTATCTCATCATTTATTTGCAATAATCCATAATTATTTGGAAATCCATCTGTACTATCTACTAATATTACATCATCATTTTCTGTAATATTAGCACTTAGTTCCGAATAATATGTAATTTCTGCAAGATTATCAATCTTTACATATTGATCAATATTGTTAAGTAAGTCTAAAGGTGCCCCCTGAGACTCTGAAGATTTGTAGTATTCTGTTAATAACTGTTGAAATTCTGGATATGATTCTCTTAGAAACTCAGGTAGTTGTCCTTCTAAAAGATTTCTGATTTTTACACGGGAATTTAACATATGATTACTGCCTTACTAAATCTCCATTTAAATAACTTGATGATACTATGTATTGTGATCCTGATATATCTATACCAGAAGAAATAACGTCCGAAATCATATTGACGGAAGAGGATGTCACATCTAATTGTATGTAAAGGTCTTGCTTTCCAATAACATCATTTGACTTTGGTATTGCCGAAAATTGGACAATATTATCTCCGAAAGATTTTTTAACTGTATCAATAATGTTAATAGAATTTATTCTGATCTCTCCTTTTTTATAATCAATATTTCCAATAGACTTTCTTATAACAATAGGATTTGATTGCCCATCAAATCTGAATAAAAAGATATTACCAATTGATTCAGATTCATTTGCTGGTGGAGTGTCTGCAATATATACGGTTCCTGATATACCGCTTACTGTAAATCCAGAGGACTTTACATTATAACCTGCTTTATTTTTGATATGAAATTCATTACCAAAACATATCTCATACTCAGCAAAAGAACCTATCTGGATCTTCATATCTCTTCTCATTGCTATTCTAGTGATGTTCGATGTTATAGAATCGCTAGAATCATCAATTAGTTTTAAAAATTTACTGTATTTAAATCTAGATCCATACTTATTCAACTCACTAGATTTAGAATATTTAATTATATTAGATGTCACTAAAGATTTTACATCTTCACTATTCTGAACTAAATTTGTATTATAATAAACTCTTGCATCATATTCAATGTAAAGATATTTTAGATCAATAAATTCTGGGATTATACCTGCTACAGAATAGTTTCTTAATTGAACTTTTAAGTTATCTTTTACATTGTTTGGAACATATGAACCATTTTTTGGTTTAACAGTAATAAAAACCTTACCAAATTTTGGTGGATCTAATTCTTCTCCACCAAAAACAGAAACTGATTCTGTTTCTGGATAAATCTGAGGTATTAATGATTCATAGTCGGTAGCAGTCACCGCCCTATTTTGGGAAGCATATACTCTAGGGGCATACTTTTTAATTGAGGATACCGATTCAATACTAGAACCTCCTTGAGATGATTGATTTACTATTATTGCAGGTGGGTTTGCTGTAAGTATTGGAGAACCATTATTATCAAAAAGGCGTCCAGAAAATGTAAAATCTTCAATACCATTACCAAGTTCCCCACTGGTTATGATATATGATGAAATAATGTAATTATCATTTTCTAACTTACTACCAAATGTTCCGTCACCAAAGATAAGTTCGTATCTTTGGTCTTCAATTTCATTTAAAAAGAATACATTATCAGTGCTTTTTACAGTTGAGATATTATCTACAAACTTATATACTCTAGATATTGAACTATTTTTATCTTCTCTTACAACAACTCTTACGGTTGATGTGTCTATATTAGCATTATTTAAAACGAATTTTTGATTCTTATTAAAACTATCAACAGTAAAATTATTAACTGTATAGATGCCTTCGTAAATTTCTATATTTTCAAATAGGGCAAATCCATTAGTTACAGGAACTGTTATATCTGATGGAATTGAGAATACAAAACTTCTGTCACCAAAATTGATTGAGGTTGTGCAAACGATACCTTGCTTTAAAGTTAATGATACTGGATTACTCTCAAATTCAGTTACATCAATATAAAAAGATATAAGTGCTCTTGGTGCTGTTACAGACTTTGGTAAATATCCGATATTTCTAGCTAAAGATACTACGTTCTCTCGTAGTGTAGCACCGTCCAAGAATACCTCATTGGACAGCATGTTAGCATTATATGAGGAAATGTAAGTATTATATGCTAATACATCTATCAAAATTGACAGATTAGAACCTTCAAAGTCGTAATCTGTGAATGTTGAATTTGATCTTAAATAACTTTTTATAGATTCCTTTATTTGATCGAAATCTAATGATGCGAAATTTACTAGTGACATTTATCTAGTTGGCAGTAATGCGAATGATAATTGTTGTGGGAGGGCATCAATCCCAACTATAATATAGACAATTACCACATCAAATTTATTTTCATCATAATTTGGAGTAACCTCAACACTTTTTAATTCCACTCTTGGTTCATAGTTATTGATACTAATTTCAATTTGTGTTTTTATAGAATCTGCAACAAAATTATCTACGTTTTCAAATAATAACCTGTTTACTCCTGACCCAATTAAAGGATCAAAAAATCTTTCTCCATTTATAGTCAATACTAAATTTTGAACAGAGCGAGCTATTGCAGTTTCATTCTTTATATCAATAAGGTCTCTCGTTAAAGGATTTGTCTTTAACGAGAGACTAATATCTTTAAACCCAAGACTAACACGCTCTACAGGCATTTTTATTGTTTAATTATGATTTATTTATTAGGGTTTTTTTATATCCATTCTCTCAACGGAATTGGTTCTGTACCATAGTCCCAATCATCATAATCTTCATCATTTCTAATTCTTTCATGTACCTCATTTTGTACTTCAAAATTATGTTTTTTTGGTACTAGGTCATCTTCGGTAATCTCACGAAGCATTCTTCCATTGTGTGGACTTATTCCATGAGAAAAATGAGAACCTTCAATGGGTTTTGCTGGAACTTCTAAACTCTCAATAGAATTATAATCTGTTGAAAGTCTATCAGTTCCCCACATATTGTACATGTAATCTTTGTTTCGGTCTGGTTGTTTGTTCATTGTGCTTACTGATTTTAAAATAAAATCAGAACTTTTTACGGGGTTGCTATCCCGTGTTATCAATTAAAAAACCTTTTCGACGATAATCTTCGTCTCTAATATAGTTATAATTATCTACTTCTTTAATATCTTGGTCATTCCAAATAGGAATAGCAACATTATTCCCATATCTAAAGTCAGGATTTCTTCTAAAGTGAACTTCTATTAGTTTATTACCTATAAATTCACAGTTAATATATTCATAATTCCCCTTGAGACCATTTAAAATTGATGGAAATTCTATGAATCTATCAACCTTCTCCCATTTACTCCATTTGTATAATGGGTCTTTAGAATCTTTTGTGCCTAATACAACTAATTCTGGATACTTATTCTTGTAGTCTATACTAATATGTTCTCCTTCAAATACTTCACACCAAAACTCTGAAGGATGTATATGTTCTGTATATTGTTCTATCCATTCTATTCGAGCGAAACGCCCCATGCCTAGTAAATTAAAAGACGGGCGAATAATATAAAAGTCGGATTTAGGAACTGGAACCCCAACAGGTCCACAGTTATATCCTAACATCCGACTTAAAAAAAGTTTATTATAGACCCACAAATCAGAATCGTGGATATTCTTCCATTCTTCTTGTGAGTCTAAGAGATACATCGATTAATTTCCTTGTCCCCTGTACCTTTTACGAGCTTTATTGCGAGACGTAGCGGCGTACTTAGTATGTTTACCATCACCTTGTCGAGACTTTTTGGGTGTGGATTCAAGTACAAACTTATTGCCACTCAGAGATTTTTTAATAGCCATTAGTCAAGTTCCTCCATTGTTATATCTTCAGGATT